TGAGGCGTGTGGTCCAGTCTCGGTAGCGCATGCCTATTTCTCGTAGGTGAACGTCGGGGCGTCCTTCTTGGAGCCCCAGTAGATGGGCCATTCGGACATTTGGGCGATGGCGTAGAAGAACCGGTCGCCCTGATGCCTGGCTCGGTGGTTCTCGTCGGTGAAGCGCTCGGTGCCGGTGCGGCTCCACTCGGCCATCCGGTCAACGATCGGGACAGTGATCTTGTTGCCGTCCTCGCCATTGCCGGCGTAGGAAAAGGTGGCTGCGTCCATGCGGCCAGAAAACAGGATGTCGGCGGCGTAGTTGCCCTGCTCGTCGAACACCACAAACAGGAGCTTGCCGGACCGCCCGCGACAGCCGCGGATATTGGTTTCGGTGATGATGTAGCTGTCCAGGCCGGTGAGGGCCAGGTCGATCGACATGGGCGAGTTCGAGTTATCGCTCTCCTGCGACTGCCCGACCTCGCCGAACTGCCCTACCCCGAGGTACGTGATGCCGCCGATCACCAGGTCACCGGTGCCGGTGTGCGCGTAGACCGGGCCATCCTCGAAATCGAGCTGGCAGGCGTACACGCTCAAGAATTTGCCCGTGGCGATGATGTCGACCACGCTCTGGCTGAACGGGAATGTGGCGGGCATCAGAAGGCCTCCCTGAACTGGTAGCTGCCATTGGCCACGGCCTGGCGCACAGTCATGCTCCAGGTGTCCTGCGTCATGCGCATTTCGGAGTAAGGGTTTAAGTACTCAATCGCGGCGCCGACCGTCAGTGATCGGCGGATGCGTTTATTCACTTGCACCACCGCCTGCCCCTGAGCATTTGCCACCGCCGGCTTGATGACTTCGAACATCTCGCCGGCAATGGTCAGGTAGTCGCCGAACCCAAACATCAGAGCATTCGGCGTTGCTCCGCCCACCTGAATCGATCTCGACTGGGCTGGGCCACTGACGACCTTCAGCGCCCCAACGTTGTTCGCGCGGCGACGGGTGAAGGCTGGCAGGTTTACTGTGCCGAACATGCCGTCCAGCTCGCCCAGAAATGAGGAAAGCTGCCGCTCCTGCTTTCGCGTGAGGAGCCCGAACGTAATGGTGCACTGCCAATACGCCCCCGGCTGCCCAACAATCTGCTGGGCGTTCGAGAGCGTCGAGGTGAAGGCGCGGCTGTTGTTGACCAAGCCCCACGTCATTTCCGACGGGCGCAGCGATGCCGGCCATTGGATAGCCATGCAGTACTCCTTTTTGCTATCGGTTGCGGGCGATGAGCTGCCGCGCCGGGCCATTCATCTTGAGGTCGCGAAGGACTAGGTTGTAGCCATCCTGAGCGCCTTTCTGTGCGGCCTGCTGGATGCGGGCCAGGGTCGCTTCGTCGGCGGTGCCTTGAACCGTGATTTCCTGGTGGATCGCCGGCATCTGCCCCGAAGACGCATCAGGCTGGCTGCCTGCGTAGGACGGCGCATTTGAAGCAATGCGCGGCGTCACGAATCCGCCCGAGGCATAGCCCCTGACGTTGAGGCCTTCGAGGTAGTTACGCATGCCAGGCTGAGCGACCACCTCCTTGCGGAGGACGAATTCGCCGCCGTGCACGACGCCCTTCGGCTCAAACTTGCCGCCGTCACCCGTGTAGCCGCCGCCCGAGAAGCCTGACGAGGCGATCGTTTCGCTGTAGCCAGTCATGGTGCCCTGCCCCAACGCCTGACTTCCACCTGTCAGGAAACCGAATGCCGAGCCAAGGAAGCCTGCCGCCGCCTGACGCACCTGGATGCGAATTAGGTCCTCGATCACCCCGTCAGCGAAGTCTTTGAACGACAGCTTGCCGGTCTTCACGAACGTGACCACCGCGTCTTCCATGTTGCTGAAGGCATTGGTGAACAGGCTTCTGGTCTGCCCGGCAACGTTCTGCGCCTGCTCGAGGTAGGTGTTGAACGCCGCACGCGCGCCCAGCGACCAGTCCGACTGCTGCTCGTCGACCCGGAGGTAGTACTGCTCCTGCATGGCCAGTCGCTGATCCAGCGCATTTTGTAGGGCTGCATTTTCCTTCTGGTACAAGCTCTCGCTGATCCGCCCCTCGTTGCGCTGCTGCAGCAGGTTGTCCATTTGCTGCTGATACTGCTGCTCGATGCTGAACCGCTCTTGCAGGCGCTGCTGGGCCTGATCGCCAAGGCCGGACCCTGCCAGCGTGCTATTCAAGCCAAGGGCGGCGCGCTGTAGTTGAGTGTTGAGGTTCCCTTCAAACGCAGCGAGCCTCCGCGCTTCCTCGGTAGCCAGCTTACGCAGCTCCATCTCCCGCTCAAGCGCGGCGTTGCGTTTTAGTTGGGCAGTCACCAGATCCTGATTGGCCAAAAGCGACTTTTGGTCGGAGGTCAGGACCTTCTTGTCCTTGATATCCGCCAGTTGCTGTTCCCATTTCACCAGGGCCTGACTGGCTTCGCCGAGCTTCTGCATCTCTCCGCGCTGCGCGCCGATGAGGGCGTTCTGCTGCTGGAGGACAGAATACTGTTGACGAGCCTGATCGAGTGCGCGAGCCCCAGCACTCTCTCGATATGCCGGACCTTTCGGATCTTTGTACTGCTCTTCAATGCTCGCTCTAACCCTAGCTACGGCGTCAGGAGAGAGCCTGGCGTCGTTCGGATCGGTTTTGCGGATTGCCGCCAGCGAGCGCTCGTATTCCTTAAGGGCCTCGCTTCTCTTACGAGCATTGTTCCAAGATGATTTTTCGAGCGCATCGACTCTCTCCATTGCCCTCAGAGATCGATCGTTAGCATCCGCTTCGTCCTTGTCAATCTTGGCTATTTCTTCCTGAGCTGCCTTTTTGTCTTTGAGGAACTGCAGCTGGTCACCGTAGTACGTGACCATTTCTTCTTTGGTTTGGAGATAACCGACATCACCATTTTGGGCTCTGGCTAGATCTTTCTCAGCTTGAGCGATGTCATCGTCGATGTTGTTGCGGCCGGCATTTTTTGCATAGTCAGCAGCTTTGGCTACAGCGTTATAGCCCCTCTCCCACCAACTGAGGTTCTCGATAATTTTGGGAGTTCGCTCGTTAATCGCGTCGGCCAAGGCGTTCGTAGCCAGCTTCACAGCGTCAGCATGCCTTCCTTGCTGCTCAAGAGCGGCAATCTGAGAGTACACAGAGGCGGTCAGGTAGTTGTATTGCTCGTTCAATGATGCCGATGCTTTTACAGGGTCATCTGCCAGCTTGTTAAATTCCGCGATGGTGTCGCCGACGGCTTTCCCAGTGGCCACCTCCATTGAAATGGCAGCTTGAGCCACCCGCTCGAAATTTTCGCCTGCAATCTTCCCGCTACCCGCGATGCTAGCTAACGCGGCGGAGGCTGCGCCAGTGGTTCCAACAGTGCCACTGATTTGCTTCGCCATAGCCCCAAGCTGATCGGAAGTAAACCCGGCAGAGTTGCCAGTTAGGATTAGCGCATTGCTGTACGCATCAGCCTCCTCTGAGCCTTTGTAATACGCGTAGCTGAGACCAGCGACCGCCGCTGCGGCAACGGTGAACGGATTAACGAGTCCCGCGACATACCCACCCAAAGCCCGCGCTGCTGGCCCTATCCCGCCGAACATGTCTTTCAGTTGCCCGCCCTGCTGGAGCAGCACAGTCAGTGGCGCCTGGCCAGCCTGCAGAGAGACAAAGATGTCAGTGAACTGCGCTGGAACGTTGCGGAGCGCGGCAGCCGTAGCCTTGGCCGTCATTCCGGTACGGTTAAGGGATGCGTCAGCGCCCCCAAGAGCCTCCCTGGCTTGATCGATTTTGGTCTTGTACTCGCTGAAGGTTTCACCATCCAACGCGCCAGATGCTTTGAATCCCCTAAGCTTTTTCTCCATCTCATCTAGTCGCCCCAGCGCCGCGACGGTAGGGTCAATCTTGCTGAGCAGTCCATCCAGCTCTCGTGCCTGCTCCCTTTGCGCGCTTGCTGCTGACTGGCTTGAGTTGGCCAGGCGTTCCTCTGTGGCCATCATCGCCTGCACGCGCGCGGCAACTGCAGCCTGCTGACTGGCTCTGTCCGAAAGAACGGTATTGGCCTGACGGTTGGCGTCAGCGGCCTGCTGGGTTGCCCGGGTCAGAGTTTGGGTGTAATCGGTTGCCTCCATCGCAGTGCGGGCCACAGCGAGTAGCCGCGCTTGCTGTTCCTCGGCGCTTTCTGCTGCGCGCCGCCCCGCCTGTGCGGCGGCGTCGGTTTGAGCGCCAAGAACAGTCTGCGCCTGTCCTGCTTGGTCTGCTCCTGTTCTCATCGACGCAAGGCCGGCTGCCGCCGTAGTGAAGGCTGCCGAGGCGGTAGTGACAGCCCGCCCTACGGTGGTCATCTGCTGCGCGAGCTCGGCCTGTTTGGCATTCAGCGCCTGCAGCTCCGCGACGATAACCTTCGTATCGCCGCGCATGCCAAGCAATGCGGATTCCCACGCACGACCGGTCTTCCCGGCAGACACCTCCGCCTTGCTACCAGCATCAACCAGCTGCTCCAGGTTGCCTGCTGCCTCTACAGCGTCTCCGGAGTCGACACGGATGCCGAGGCCTGCAATTGTCGTCATAGCTTTCTCCGGGCAATAAAAAACCGCCCGGAGGCGGCTTTGTGTTTCGAGTCTTTCAGATTTTGTTTTCGCGTGAAGCCTTCACCACACTACAGTCCGACTTGTCGGTGTAAATCTCGTTAGTCAAACGACTAGTGGTTTCTCGCTTAAACACTAGAGTCCCACGATCCACCGAAAACTTTTGGGGCAGATCCATGGAGTCGCTGCGCCATGTGATCTCGTTAGGGCCAAACGAAGCGCGAGAGGTGAAATTCAGTCCTGAGCCGCTTTTCTGGCTCTGCAGGGAAGCAGTCCCGTTTGGTTGGTCGATGATCACGAGCAGATCGTCGGCCCTAGGATCAAAGTGAGGGCAAGACAGGTAGGTAACATTACCGGCCGCTAATGCAGCCTGGCTTGCGAACCCGAACAATACTGCTGCGCCAAATTTATGCATTACAGATCCCTCCGCTTCAAATCGGGGAATCTATCACGGCTAGATCCAGTCTTGGGATCACCCTGCTGAATCAGCCATCACCGCGAGCGCCTCACTCTCCATGGCTCGCAGGTCATGAAATGCTTCGGACAACTCGCGACGCTTCAGGCCGATCATTTTGGCCGTGCTTGGAATGGCGGCGTAGTCCAGGCCAGACGGCCCGCCCGGGCCAAGACGCCACTGAGTGCCCAGCGCTTCGAATAGGCAGAAAGCGGGCCATGCATCCGGCCAGACCTCCACATCCTCGACCTCGATATCGTCCAGCGTGAGGCCGAGGAATGCCAGCTGCTCGGCGGACGGGCCTTGCTCATATAAGGCCCGCGCCGCCGCCTTCAGTTTCCCAGGCGGGCCGGGTTGTAGGCTTCCTGGTAGGCGTCCAGTACTGCCTGAGGCGCGCCAACGCAGGTCGTTACCAGGTCAAGGATGGCCGCGTCGCTGAACTTGTCATCGAAGCCCCAGCCAACGGTAACCGCCTTGATCTGCTCGGCCTGCAGTTGGAGCTGCCCCGCAGTGAACTGCTCGAGGCTTGACCCCTCCGCCTTGGCCTTTTCGGCGTTGGCCTCGGCCGCTTGGTTCCAGCTGTCGTAGAGCTTGGCCAGAGCAGTCCGGTCCATGTAGCGGAACGTGAATTCCACTGGCACCGGGTCGCCACCGACGCGCGGGATCTTCACCTCGGCGGTGAACGTCGGGCTCTGCGCGATCTTGATCTTCGGCATGGTGGTTCCTTAGGCGGCCAGGTAACGCAGCGGGCGGCCGGACAGGCCGACACTGATGGTGCGGGTCATGATGTTGTTCCGCTCCATGGTGGGAGTGGTGGTGATGCTTACGTAGCCTGGGTAGAGGATCTGGTCGCCGTTGCGCAGCTTCAGGCGCACCACGGTCAGCTCCTTGGACTCGTCGAATTCCTCAACAACGCCGACGTAGGCAGCAGTCGGCTGATCCTCTACCACGATGGCCAGGCTCAGCGGGTTGCGGTTGGTCGGGTACTGGCGGTCGTCGTCGTCTTCGAGGTAGCCGATGGTCGCGAACTGTTGCTCACCACCTGAAGGGGTGAAGCCGGTGACCTTGGAGATCTGCACCCAGTCGGTCACAGGGATCACGGAGCCCAGGCCCGCCCCCGGGGTGTAGATCTCGGCATTCGAGGTGCTGATGCTGCCCAGGCCGAAGCTATCGGTCAGCGGGTTCACTACACGTGCCGCGCGGTCGGTGAGCTTGGCCCAGCCGGAGTCGATCAGTACCACGTCTTGTGCCGTCAGGCTGTGACCGACCGCGCTCAGCACTGGTGGCGCGGCATTGGTGATTGCGGTGAAGGGGACGGCGGCCCCCAGGGTCGCGGCGATCTCAACGATAGCGCCGTTCGGCAGCGGAAAGCGTGCGGCCATGGTGTGGTTCCTCTTGAAAGCCCGCCGGGCGGCGGTTTGTTATGCCCCAGCGGGCGATTGGTCCGCGACGCCGCGGTAGCTGATGCTGGCCGGGACCGTGTAGGTCGTCGGCTCTGGAATGGTTGGCCCCTGCTCCACCGGCTCGACAATCAATCCCTCGAAACCGCTCCGGCTCAGCTCAGAGTCGACCGGGAACAGGGTTGATAGCGCGGCGATCAGTGCTTCGGAGGTGCCAAGAGGCTCCCCTGATGGGCAGATGATGCTCACCTGGTACACGCCGGCGTACTCGTATGCATCGCCGCCCAGGTAGCGACAGGTTGTCGGCCCAGGTAGCAGGAAGGCCCTCAGGTAGGTCTCGCCGGCAGTGGGCTCGAAGACCTGCTCGAAGTTCGCCACCTTGATCGGGTAGGCCATGGCCCAGGCCGCCAGCTTGATCTCGATAGCCTGGCGGGCGCGTGCGTGGCTCATGCTGTGACCTCTCGTACGGCCTGCTCGACCATTTGTTGGAAGCCGGCCAGGGTGATGCGCACCATGCCCGCCGGGGCCTGGCCGCTGTGGCCGTACTCCAGCGGGATGGCATAGATCAGGTTATTGACCAGGTAGGCAGTTTGCCCATAGCTCAGGTGCTGCACGTCGGCTACCAACTGGGCGATGGACTCGTGCCCGTCCGGGTCGAGGTTGTCGAGGCTGGCACTGGCCGGCGCGTCCACGGTGAACTGCCAGTTGCCACGGAATCGCCCCGTGTCCACCGGCGACAATCGGATGACGGTCGTGCCGATCTCGATCATGACCCGGCGGAATACCTCGTCCATGGCCTCCAGCGTTTCGTCGCGGAACTGCTGCAGCTGCTGGGCGAACGAGCCGTTGAGGCCGCCGAAGCGGGATGTCATGTGGCTGGCCATGCTACCCCCTCGCTTGCACTTCGAAGCCTACGGCCAGACCCGCATAGTTCCATGGCTCGACCGCGACCAGGGTGTATGTCTTCCCGTTGAAGATCATCTGGTCCTGAGTGGTCGGCGTCGGCAAGACTGTGCCGTCGAGCTTCTCCGGCGACACCAGCAGCTTGACGTCGCCCTGTTTGATGCGGGTACCGTCGATGTCCTTCTGGTCGTAGGTGTCACGGAAGGCCGAGCCAAGGTGGTTCACGATGACGGTCTGTGATCCGCCTGCGACAGGGTCGTATGCGCCCTGCTGACGGCGCAGCAGAGTCATCTCGGCACCCTTCCCGCCTCTATCCCTGGGCGCAAGCATGCGCACCGCTAGCGCCCGGCTGCGGTCGTAGATGTCAGCCATGGGTCAGGTCCTCAGGTGGTAAACGATCCAGCACCGGCAGTTGGCGATCTCGTCGTAGCCGGCTCCCAGGGCTGAGTCGCCCGGGTAGCGAAGCAATGCCCCGCTGTTGGTGCGGAATGCCTGCCCAAGGATCACGGTCTCGCCGCGCATGTGCCGGTGACTGTTGCGCACCTTCTCATCGGCTCGGTCACGCCATTCCTTCTCGATCTTTGAGCGGTCCAGGCCCTGGGCAACGAGCTGTTCCCATGCCTGGTCGCGGCCAGCATTGAAAGACTCGGCAGCGGCGGTCTTGGTCAGCATCTCGATGTGAGTCTTCAGCAGGCGCTCGGAGTAGCGCCCGGCGATCTTCTCGACGTCGGCAGTGGCAACTGGCTTTCCAGCCTCCAGCGCGCGTCTGACGATTCCGTCGAAACGGCGATCGCGGCGGGTACGAGCGAAGTACTTGCGCATTTGCTCCGGGTCGCCGCTCAGCAGCTGCTGTCTGGCATTGACCACGTACTGCGCCATGTTTCCCGGCAGGCCCAGCACACCACCGGTGCGCCGGCCGGTCTGGGGGCTTGTACGGCCTATCAGGTCCAGTGCAGCTTGCCGAGCAGTGCGCTGCGGCCCGGCAATCGTGCGCCGGCTGCCCATAACCGCCCGGATGGCATCCCGTACGCCGTCGGCGGATACCTGGCGTACTTGCTCGACCTGTTGCGCGACCCTGGCTTGAGCCAGCTGGCTGGATGGGTCGAACTCTTTCCGGCCGATCTCCCGGCGCAGCGGCGCGGGAATGACGATCGCGACCATCTCAAAGCGGCCGCCGGCAAGGAAGGCGCCGCGCATTGCCTCAGCAAAGGCAGCCAGGGCTCCCAAGCTCAGCAGCGCAACCAGGCCCTGCTCGTCGCCCTCAGCAATGAGCCGCTCGACCTCCGCGATCACCACTGCATCAACAGAGGCGCGGATCGATTCGAGATAGGTCCGCTGCATGCCAGGCTCCAGCGCCTCGATAGCCCGCAGTATCTCGCCGGCCGTCATACGACGTACACCGCCGGCGCCGGGCAGCGCACGATCAGCAGCGGATACAGCAGCGAGTCGATCACGCCGATCACCGGCCGGATGCTGGGGTTTCCGTTCTTGGCCACGGCGAACTCCTGCTCCAGCGGGCCGACCTTCTCGCGCTGCACCACCTGGGATGGCACGAAATCGGGATTCAAGCTGCCGGGGGCGGCCTGTTCACGCGCAGCGGCCTCGTAGGTGGCCTGCTCGATGGCTGCCGGGACGACATCCTCCGGCACCTGGTCGCCCATGCGATCCACGGCGCCGGTGCGCGGCCATTGCAGGGTTTGGCTATACCCTCCGGCCCTCTGGCCGGGGAAGACATACACGCAGCCAGCAGTAGCGTTGCTCGCCTGCTGGCCGACCATGCCGTCCACGTACCCCGATGCCCGCACCAGGGCGGCCTGCTTGTCCTCGTCGGTGGCTGCGGCCCAAACGGTATTGCCTCGGGCAGCCAGGTACGCATCAGCTCCGGCCAATGTGCCGTAGAAGTCAGGCATCGTGATATCTCGAATTGATGGGCGCCGGATTTGCCGGAACGCCCGGGGTTGTTACTCGTGCTTGGCCAGCTCGGCCTGCAGCTCTTCCAGGGTGACGTCGTCGCCGACCTGGATGCCCTTCTCGGCGAGCTTGGCGATTGCCTCTTCCTTGGCCTTGACCTCGGCTTCAGTCAGGCGCTTCTGCAGGCTCTCGATGCCAGAGTTCTTGCCGGCATCGATGCCCAGCGCTTTCAGCTTCGCAATGAGCTCATCCTTGTCGACATCGCCGCTTGGCGCTTTCGACGCCTCGCCGCCGACCGAAAGAATGCCGTGCTTGAGGTAGTGGACCAGGACCTTGTGGCCCTTCATCTTGCCCCAGTCTTCGACCTCGACGGTCTGCTTGGGCGCGACCAGCACGCCGTTGGGCAGGCCGATCGGGGTGCGGTCGCTGTTGTTGGTTAACTGTGCCATGTCTCGCCCTCCTTACAGGCCGTCGACGTACAGCATTTCTTTCGGACGGCGAACGTCGACGCCCCCCAGTCGGAAGATCCCAGGGATCTCGGTGCGCAGCGGGCCTGCGATGTACGCCGGCAGGAAGCGGTGCGGCATCGGGATGTGGATCTTCACCACGTTCGGGTCACGGCGGTAGGCGACCATGCGTGCAGTGCCGCCAGCACCGGCGGTGTCCAGGCGGCGCATGGCGCGGATCACCAGCGGTCGACCGGTCTGCGCGGTGTACACGTTCTTGGTGAGGAGCCACGACAGGATGGTGTCGGTGCCGTTGTCATTCAGCGGCGTGGTGCTGACGTGCAGGAAGGCGCTGTACGGCATCAGCAGGGTGTCAGCCAGGCCGGTGTAAAGGGTTCCGGCGTACTGGCCGGCCAGCGCCTTGTTCACGTCGGCCAGGATCTGACCGGGGGTGGCGGTGTCCCAATCACCAGTGGTCGCTGCAGCGGCAGTGACGGTCGGGGCGTTGGTCAGCCCTACGAAGCCTTTGCGGGCGTCGCCGTAAAGTGCGACTTGGTCGACCATCTCCTCGTAGGCGCGGCGCGCAGCTTCTGCGTCGCTTGCCTGCAGGTTGATGCCGAGCATCTGCGCCTGGCTGACCTCTTCCAGGCCAAAGCCGTAGCCGATACCCGCCATGTGGATGGCGGTCTCGTGCTTGGCCATGTCGGTGCCGGCCATCGGGATGTCATCGGCATTGCCGTTGATCCAGTCGGCCTTACCGTACTTGTCCGAGGAGTAGTAGGTGACGGTCTTGGCCCACGGGTGGGCGCTGGTGTCGACCGGGACCAGCGATGGGTACTGGATCTCCGGGTAAACGGTCTCGTTGACCTGGCGCTCGATGTGCGAGGTCTGCGAGATCACGAAGCCCAGAGCGGCCTGGGCGTCGAGCAGTTTGTAAGTCATGGTTGGCTCCTATGCCATGGGCCGATTAGGCGGAAGGTGCAGGCACAACGCCGAGGCGGACCTGAGCGACCTGGTTGGCGGCGGTGGTGCTGGTGTCGTAGCGCGCGCCGGGGATCAGCACGCCGCCCAGGGTGACGGGCGAGCCAGCGGCTACCGCGGCCGGCGCAGTCACCCACACTGGGCCTTCGGTGATCAGGCGGGCCGAGTCGTACTGCTTGAAGCCATTGGCCTCAGCCTGCAGGGAGCGCTCGCGAACGGTGATACCGACGAACTGGGCCGCGGTGCCGGTGTTTTTGATGCCCTTGTCTTGAACGCCCTGGAATGCCGGAAGACCGAAACCGATGCCGTTGGCGTCTTCGACGGTGCGAGAGATCAGGGTCTTGGGCGACATGTCGACCAGTTGGCCGGGTACCGCCGGACGAATGCTTTCGGAGTAAGTATCTTGAACGGCCATTACTTGGCACCCCCTTTCCAGGCGTCTTGCAGGCGTTGTTCGTAGGCGTCCTGGCCGTTGTCATGCACGTTCTGCGGCTTGTGGTCCTTGTTCTGGAAGTGCTGACGCACCGGATCGGTGGCAGCATCCTCGACCAGCATGTCGAAGCGGGCGTCGATGTAAGCCTCGCTCTTGCCGGCGATGGCGGCGTCGCCGATCTTGCTGACGACTACGGACTTACGGATCTCGGCGTCGCTCTTGCCGGTGTAGTCGGCATCGGCGATGGATTTGGCCTTGGCGATCAGATCGCCGCGCGCCTTCACGCGCTCGTCGAGCTGGGCGTCGGTGATCTGTTTGGCCTTGAGGCCGTCGATCTCGGCGTCCTTCTTGGCCAGGTCGGCGTCCTTGGCGGCAATGGCAGTTGCATGTGCAGCCTCGGCAGTGCCCAGCTTGGTAGCAGCGTCGGCCAGGCGGCCTTGCAGGGTGGCGATGACAACGGCGCCCTGGTCGGTTACTTCAACCGGGATGCCGTCGACGGTAACCGTCTTCAGGGTCATGGGTTTTTCCTCTGGGGGTGGGGTGTGTTGTGGCCAGGAGTCGCCGATGCTTGCCCGGCTGCCGGCGCGTCCGCGCTGAACGATGGCGATG